CCGGGCTTCGAGCTTTGCCCCGGGCTTCGAGCTTTGCCCCGGGCTTCGAGCTTTGCCCCGGGCTCGAACCTTTGCCACATATGGGCATGGCACCCGGGCTCGAACCCTTCCATCGGCTCAAGGTCCAAACGTTCGGTGTCGCTTTTCGCTTGACATCCTGTAGCCTAAACGTTTATGATTTAGACAAGGCTTAAGTCTTCAGCCTTCGGAGCAGGCCCCCGGGTTCTAGCCCGAAGGTTCGATTCTTTCCTGCACTTTCGTCGGTGCTAGGTGCCCGGTAGGGGAAACTCTACCGGGCTTTTTTACGTTCGGGGTCCGAAGAAAAGCAAGATCGCCCGGAACAAAACCCGTAGGGTTTTGAACCTAGAACAAAAAAGTCTTAACTTTGGGGACTATGAACCTGAGATTTTGAGGCTGGTCCGGGCCATGAATGTTGACACCCGAAGATCTAAAACCTAAAACAAAAGTGTATTCGCTGGGTCAGGGCTTGATCGACAGGCTGCGCCGACTCTTGACGTATTGGGTCGGCGGGATAACAGCCGCCTGATCTTATAGGCCCGGAGACCGGGGGGAACAAAACGCGCACCCGTTCCCCCCGGTCTCTTTTTTCTTGACGGCTGTAGCCTAACCGTTTAGGCTTCAACGGTGGGGCTAGACTACCCCCCGAAACCAGTTGACCCGAAGGACCGATCCAATGAACACGCCAAACCCCCCAAACGAAACCGCTCCCCCCGAAAAACCGGCAGGCCCATGCCCCATGTGTGGATCATATGGTAGGCCCGGATACATGCGGAACGCTTGGCAATGGGTCCGCTGTCATTTAGCCCTCAAAAGTGAATGCCCGGATGCACTTCCAGGCCCCGAATTCTCACAGGGTCAAACCGTTGTGTGGGGATCCTGCTTGGCCGAAATCACCCGGGCTGTACTGGCACCCGAAGGCACCCGCTATCAAATCAGTTGGCGGCACCCCAGAGAATCGGGCGAGCAACAGGCCTGGGTCGATGAATCAGAACTTCAAAAGTTATAACTTCCAGACACCCTATAGGCCGGAGACTTTTTCTCTCTTTTTTCTTGACTCCCTGTAACCAAATTGTTATTCTGTTTATAGGTCACTAGATGACCACAACCGATGAACCGACGAAAGGAATTTAAAATGAACAATTCACCAAACGATACCCATCCCCCCGAATTTGACGGACCTTGCCACTGTGAGGTTTGCGGTAAAGACGTGGAAGCCAAACCGGGTCAAGCTTGCGAATGTACCGAGTGCCCGGTTTGCCATGAAACCGGCAACACTGAATGTTTCGGCACCCATGTTGCGGCCTTGCCCCAACGTTACACGTGGACCGTTGCTTGGGATAACGGGCACGCTTGTGATACGCTTGGAACCTTCGATACGAAAGAGGCTGCAACAAACGCCGGGGAAAATTGGCTATCCGAAATGGTCGCTATTGATACGAACCCGGCCGAAGCGGCCGACGCGTATAGCTTCGAGGTTTTGGAACCCGAAGAGGTTTGCAACACGCCCGAAGATATCCGAGAAGCGATCTCTTCGTTGGCCTTCGATAAACTTCTACGCCTGCTTGATCAATCCCCCGACGTATCCGCAGCGGGTTTGCTGATCGAAACCGCAGACAGAACCAACAAAGCGGATACGATTGAGGCTTTCATCGCTGGCGTCAAGCGGCCCGGGCTTATCCCGGCAAAGCATGGGCACCTTGCGGGCGCATTCGTCATAGGCTCATACGTCCGTTCGGTGTTGTTTAGTCCCGACGGTCCAACGTGCGTCCCCGGGCATTTGCGCGTAGCCTTTGCAAAGATCACGGCCGCGCGTCTTGTTGCGTTTGCGGAAGCTTACGTCATGGGGAATCTTAAGAGTATGGGCGAAGTACTCCCGGACTACTACGCCGATTGTCTAGAAACACGGTTTGCCTTTTGCCCGATTAACTTTCTCACGCCCGACGGTCGGGTAGTCAGCGAAAAGGCTAAGAACTTTCAACGTGAGTACGCCGCCGATGAAATCGAACTCCGGGAAGAGGTGGACGCACTGAAGTCTAAACTAAACGGCAAGGTGTCCGCATGAATGATCGGATGCCCAAAGGACGGCGGTCTGGTTGCTGGGATAAAAATCTCACGAAAACAAACCGGGCCGCCCGTGAACGGGAAGTGCTCTATTATTTCGACACCTGTCCGGGCGCGGGTTGGGTAGACACGCCTCGAATCGCAGACGGCGGGCTGATTCCTCACGCCTCCGGGCTCAAAGTTATAACTCTTGTTAAAAAGATGCACGCCGCTGGCCTGCTCCAACGGAAAATCGCATACAAATCGCACAACCATTCATCCGTTTACGCGTACAGGAAGGGTCGAGATGATGTTTCTATCGGATAACGACGCCGCCTCGAAAGCGATCAAGGCTTTGGCTTTGATCGAAAAGTTGGTCAAATCAAATTTCGTTTGCACGTTTCCAGTAGAGCCAAAAAACTGTTCGGCTCAGGACGTTTTGCGGATTGCTTTCTACCATGTGCTAGGTTTGGAGAACGTCACCCTCACGGAGGGCGAAACGAAAGGCACGGAATACATCGAAGCGGCATTTAAAAACATGGGTCTTTTGAATGATTGGGAACTTCTAAAGGGGTCCATCCCGGCCGAAACGATGGAACAGCAAACTTATATGGAAATGGTAGACGATCTCTATAGCGAATAGGGGGGCTTAAAATGTTGGGAATGATGACTCGTGTTAGCCCTAAAGTAAAAGCGTACTTTGTCCTGTCTCGAAAAGACAAAAAGAGCCCACAGATCGCCCGATACTATAGCGGGCTTTCTATCTTCCCAACGCTAACACTGGCAGAACGACGCGCGCGAACATTGCGCCGACGAAACGCCGCGCTGGAAATTAAAATCTTGCCCTGGCATTCAGAAATGGGCGAAATGGATCGGTTTGAAATGTGGGCTAGTGGGTTAGAAGCGAAATGACAGGGGGACTCAATGGGAAACTTTGAAGGCTTTTTACAGGGGATCATGATCGGAACCTGTGCAAGTTGCGCACAAGGAAACCTCATAACAATGGGCTGCGCCAACTGCTCAAAGCCGGTTTGCCCGAAGTGCGTTTACAAGACGAAATCGAAATCACTCGGAGACATTAAAGTCTGCCCGAAGTGCAGAAAGTCTAAACAAGACGCATGACAATTCTTAGCGGTCAACTAGCACACGTCAGTCCGTCGAGCATTCAGAACTTTCTTGGGTGCAACCGGCGTTGGTGGCATGAATACTCGCAAGGGGTCGAACGGGTCACTCACCCGGCCGCTGCTTTGGGCACGGCTTTACACGGGGAACTCGAACGATACTTGCTAGACTCGAAAGACCCTACCAGCGAGAGACTTTTACCTGCTTTGGAATACTTCCCCCCGGCTGGCGCTGGGATTGAGATAGAAAGTCTAAACAAAGAAACTGGTACTAGCGGCGTCCTTGTGGAGACCTGGCTTTTGAAAGACCTGGGGTTTGTGAAATTCAAAGGTCGGGCAGACGTTATAGATCTGCGCGGGGTCGCGCCAAAGATTCAAGACCTGAAAACAACGGGGAACATTCGCTACGCAAAAACGGGTCCACAGCTAAAGGCCAATGTGCAGATGTTGTGCTACGCGCACGTCTTGATGGAAAGCCTGGACGCGCCTTCGGTGGAAGTCGAGCACGTTTACTGCACAACGAAAGGCGCGCACCATTCACACACGGCCAGTGCTTACATAGACCGGGACGAAGCCGCAGCGTTTTGGGATCGGATGATCGTCCCCACAGCCAGAGAAATGGTCATAGCCTACCAAGAAGAATGGCGATCATCGGTCGAACCAACACGATCAGAGTGCAGTGCCTTTGGTGGGTGCCCGCACAAAGCCTTGTGCCCGGACGTACACCAGAAAAGTCTAAACATTTGAAGGGTTTAGATGTCTTTTAAACAAAAAATTTATGCGCTTTCTTCTTGACTATTAGGAATACAACGGTTAGGTTACTTATACCCTTTGAGATATGGGGCAAGGTTGCTTCACGGGTCTTGTAAATGCCCGTGGGTTTAACTGCGATTGGTAGATAAGAAATTTGGGAGTAAGTGTGCGCCTTCAGGTGCAGGATCGCATAGCTTATTGGCGGCGTCACGAATGCCAATGCCTGCAAAGCTGGCGGTCCTCATAAAGGCCCGGGGGCGCGCACCCTCTTTTAAACCGATGAAAACGATGAACACCGAAGGTCCGTATGCCCGAAGAACCAACAAGCCTGCAACTCCCGCTGATTTTTGATCGGCCGCTCACAATAGAGCAGGGTCGAGCTTGCTGCCGGGTTATCGCTGGGCCAGAAGACTCGATCCGTTGGCTAAAACAATACTTTACAATCCCGCCAAACCCCCGATCCCCACAGCAATTCCCCGTCAAACTATACTTTGGAAACCCTGTGACTTTCGGATCCGGCCTACTCCCCCTGGTATTGGATGCGGCAAAGCGGGCACAAGTACCGGTCCAAGTTGACGTCAAAAGGGGCTCCCCACCGGAGACTTTTTGCGCGGCCGATGTTGGTTGGCTACGAGACTATCAACACGAAGCGGTTTGGTCGGTGCTAGAAAATCATGTTGGCGTCTTGTGGATGCCCACCGGATCGGGAAAGACAGAAGTTGCTATAGCGCTCACGCGAAAAGTGCCCGGGCAATGGTTGTTCCTGGTACACAGGGGCATACTAGTTGAACAGCTTGCAGACCGGTACAAGCTGCGCACCGGCCTGACGGCTTCGCGCGTAAAGTCTGGACTTATAGAGAAAGGATCTGAAGATAGCAACCTGACGGTGGCGACCTTCCAAACAATTTGGAAAAACAGGAAGCACCAGGAGATCCGGGATCTGGTGTTCGGGGTTGAGGGTATAATAATAGATGAGGCACACACGCTAGGTGGGCGAACCTTCCAGAAAGTTGCTCTAGCCTGCGAGAACGCTTGGTACCGGGTTGGCTTATCCGGCACACCCTTCGCACGAACCGACGACAAAGCAGTACTAGTTCAAGGGGCGACCGGCCCGGTCATATATAAGCTTGGAGCCAGCAAACTTGTCGAGCATGGTGTCCTTGCAAAGCCTACGATCTGGATGGTGCCCTGCTATCAGTCCCCGTCCCATGTTTATTTGAACGACTGGCAGAAAAAATACAAAGAGTTGATCATAGAAAGTTTAGACCGTAACCGGGTCGTGGTGGCAGAAACCCTTAAGGCACCCAAACCGGCATTGGTTTTTGTAAAGGCGTTGAAGCATGGATTCAACTTGAAAGATATGCTCGAAGACGTTGGACTTCGAGTCGAGTTGGTGACGGGGCGAGACCCAAACGAGTTGAGGCAGCGAAAGATCTCCAGCCTAGAAAGTGGTCACTCTGACGTTGTTGTTGCCAGCGTTGTCTTACAGGAAGGCGTGGACATACCAGAATTAAGATCCGTTATAGTAGCAAGTGGCGGGAAATCTGGTATAGCTACTATTCAACGTGTCGGGCGTGCCATGCGAATGGCCGACGGGAAATCCGATTGCGTTGTCATAGACATATTCGACCGGGGGGAGCACACGCTAAGGCGTCACGCCAGAGAACGTTTAAACTCATACAGAAAAGAAGGCTACGAAGTGCAGACAGCCAGCGTTGGCAGTCTTAGCGAAACAGTGTCATGGGGTAACAACAATGCGGATTGATGGCTACGCAGAAAGAACCCCCGCGTGGTTGGTTGAAGCAGTTCAACGCGGGGACGCTTTCCCGTTTCCCGGGAGTTCAGTTGCCCCACCCGTGATAATACCCGCTCCACCCCACATAGATGTTACCAGTACAGATGAGGCCCGGGCCGAATTCATAGCAAAGGCCTACCGCACGGCATTTCACGCACGAACGGGCAGACGTTCGTATGCAATGTCCCGGGGTTCTATCACAGCTTATCGCTACTATAACTCCCTGGTGACAGCGGCTAAATTGCTGTTACAGTTCAAAACTTCACCGCTAACCTGGGCGTACTGGTCAATGGGAATCTGGGAAGAATGGAAGGGTCCGAGTAAGCCAGCACCCGTGCACTGGATCTTTAGCGCTTCCCGGATCGACATTCGCGTTGAGCAGTACCGGCGCGAGGCTGGTGATGGGGCTCCGAAAGCGGTGTTGACGTTTATGCACCGGGCACTTATTCAACGATACAACAAATTTACAACCGACGCTTTGATCATAGGCTGCAAAAAAGCTACCGAAAAACACTTCCCTGGTGGGACTTACGAAGCGCTTGTTAAGAAAGCACGCTACGAACAAAAGTCTAAACAAAGAGAGGTCGATGCACGCGTCAGAAATGGGGAGTGGGTATGGTAGGTCAAGACAAACTTGGGCTCGACCCGAAATTTGAGCAGTGGGTCATATTCTATATGGTCTCAAGCGAGTCATTTTTTGCCCGTGCTGGTCATGCGTTAGAACCGGACACCCTACAGGCAGAGGCCGGGATCTGGTTAGCGCGCGCGTGTAAGCACATACAATTAGACACTGGGCGCGGACCTGGTGGGAGCGTTGTGGTGTTGCAGCGACTACAGCGTTGGTGTGGGGAAGGGAAAATAAAAAGGGGTATTGTAGTAGATGCCCTAGATCTTCTGGAAGCTTCCGAAGATGACACGAACCCTATATCAGAAGAGGCTGTAGTTTCAGAAATCGCCCCAATTTTAAAACGTAGAAAGCAACAGTTCGCATTAAAAATAGCGCTCACAGAATTTGGGCAGCACGGCGATCTGAATAAAGCCATGCGGTTAATCGAAGACGCAAACAAGATCGGAATCTCAAAACAGTCTTCGGGTTTGAAGTTGGAAGCGGCAGCGTTGTCCGAAATTTCAGCCTTGCGCCATTTGGACAAGTTGCCCACAGGGGTTGATGACTTGGATTACTATTTGGACGGGGGGCTTCCCCGGGGGTCGTTAGGCGTTGTTATTGGTGGGTCGGGTGATGGGAAATCCATGTACCTAACACAAGTGGCAGCGATGGCGGCAGCACAAGGGTGCTCGACACTTTACGCAACGTTAGAACTTCCAGAACCCGTAGTGCTTGCACGGATGACCGCTTCACTCACACAAATACCCCTACATAAAATACTATCGGGGTCGCCCATTGCGGCAGATCGCTTGAAAAACCTTGCGCACAAAATTGGCCCCACAAGAATCCGAGAATTCACAGCAAAAGCGACAACGGCACAAGATATTATGAGTTGGGTCGATGAGGTGCAGCGGTTAGATAATCGAAGCGTTGACTGCCTGGTCGTAGACTACGCAGATAAACTAGCAGCAGCGGGGGAACGAAGTGACTACAGCGAAATGGGCAAGGTCTATGAGTCTTTGCGCGTAGGATGTCACGAGCGCGGCTTGTGGGGCTGGACTGCTTCACAGGCTACCCGTAAAAAGATGGGTACAAAGCGACTAGACCAAGATGATGTGGCCGATTCTATGCACAAGGTACGCGTTGCAGACCTAGTGGTCACGCTAACAGTCACAGAAACGCCAGAGGCCGAACGGGAAGTTGAAATTTTTGTGGCAAAGAATCGGCACGGTGCGAGTAGAAAAGCGCTGGGACCGTTCAAGACTGACTTTGCATTTGGTCGCCTAACGAACAGCACGCAATTAATTAACTTTGGCAGCGGGCAATAAGTTATGACTTCTAACATACAACAACTATTCGACGCCCTGCCGCCGGAGCAATCTGGTCGGGAATGGGTGCGTTTAGATTGTCCACACTGTGTGGGCAAAGTGGGGAAAGACGACAGAAAACGGTGCCTTGCTATCAACACAGAATCTGGGTGGTTTGGGTGCTGGCGATGTAAGGTGCGCGGTCGGATTGATGTTGGCGAACGCCTACAGATACGCCCACCACCGGAGACTTTTTCCGATTCAAACACTATGTCCCTACCGAATGGGTTTGAGCCTATCTACCCGCGTGCGGGTGTACCCGCTCAAGTACTAGAGCCACACCGAAGGTACCTGGAGGGGCGCGGTATCAGCAAAGCGGTGTGTCAAGCGGCGAACGTGGGCGGTGTCATAGGCAATAACTATTGGCTGGGTAGAGTGCTGGTCCCGGTTGAACGGGTTGACGGGACACTTGCCGGATGGTCGGCCCGGGCGATCAACGATCAAGTTGAACCAAAGTACCGATACCCGAAGGGCTTTAAGCGCGCCACAGCGCTATTCAATAAGTCTATACTTTCGGTGCCCACAAAAGAACCGGCCTTCGTAGTTGAAGGTGTTTTTGATGCTTTAGCACTTTGGCCCCATGCGGTGGCGGTGTTGGGCAAACCTACAAACGCTCAAGAGGAAATTATTACCCGGGCAAATCGCCCGCTTTGCATTGCCTTGGACGGCGATGCGTGGCAAGAAGGATGGGCCTTTGCGATGCGTTTACGTGTCCGTGGATGCTTTGCGATACCCGTTAAACTGCCTCCTTGTGAGGATCCAGCAACCCTTGGCTATGCGTGGTTGTGTAATGCTTACAGTTCCGCGCGAACCGACGTAAAAAATGGAGACTAGAAATGATAGTGACAGCATTTTCAGGAATTATTGTTATGGATGGTAATGAGAAAACTTTTATGTACAACCATAAGGACGGTGTACTTCAAGTTGGCTGTACTGTTGAGGAAGCCATGCAAATCTTAAAGGCAGTGGAGGCTCCCGAAGCTAGTGCTGATGCACGCAAAGTTGCGCAAGAAATGGCAAGTGCTTTGCAACAGGAAACAGAAATTTCGGCGCAGACGCTTTCTGAAGTTGGGGAGTCAGCAGCAGATAGTACGCCCGAGCCCCCTAAAAAGACGGCTAAGAAAACTCGCAAGCCCCGAGCGAAGAAGCAAGCAGAGGCTCCCACGCCTGCATTAGTTGTAGAAAGTTCAAACTCTGAGAGCATTGAACCGGCTGCCGCTGCCGAACCTTCGCCAGCAGTGGTTCCAGAAAGTGCAGAAGTTGAAGAAACTCCCCGCACTGAAATACCTTCAAATGGATCTGCCCCGGAAGAACTTGTGACGGCACGCAAACTAAAGAACGTGGTCATATATTTTCTTGATAGGGGCACAAAAGATCCGGCCAAAATCTTCGAGTCTTGCGAGGGTTGGCGCGAACAAGTACCCGTCCTGAAACGGGCAACAAATTTGAAGCACCGTATCGAGCGCATTTGCGAAGCTTTGAGCACATAAAAGAGGTTCTTGATGAAAACACTGCCCTTATACACGGATGAGCAAATTTGGCTGCCTTTTGCTGTAGAGACTGTTGAAGCAAAAGAACCAGTCTCGTCATGCGAAGACTGTCCTAGGCACAAAGACCGAGCTATGTTTCCAATTAACGACCTACAGATTGAACCACCGAAGAACTTGGAGAAAAACGAGCAGTGGCTGAAGACTTGTGTGCCTACGCTGTGCGTGTTTACCCCGACAAATCTTGACGTTAAAAGTTCAAGTGCAAACAGCACGCGCGTTGGGTCCGAAATAGAAGCTTGGTTTCAGGAGAATATGCCTTGCGCCAGGTTTGCCATGGCTACTAGGTGCGGTGTTTCAAAGTCTAAACCATTAGAATTAGAGGCTTGCCGCAAACATTTAAAATGGTCCCTGGAAGAAGCTGACGCCAGACTAATTCTTTGTTATGGGCCAGAAGCTTGGGAAGCGGTTGTGGGCACAAAAGCTCGACGCCTTAGAAGTTATGCGTGGAGCCCAAACGGGTATCTTGCTGTGTTATTGCCGCCAATAAGCAGGGCTATTGATAATATAGCTGTACGATCTCAGCTATTGACGTACACGAAAGGTATTATAGGTGGTTGTGTGGAGGCCGCTGGCGTGGCCTTCCCCCCACCACCAACAGATACTGATGTTTTAGTGGCTGAAACTAGGAGTGACGTTCGCAGAATAGTGAGCGAAATTCGCGCATACGGGTCATGCGCGTTTGACGTAGAAACATATGGCAGGAAATTTCATGACTCAGATTACCACTTACTATCTATAGCCTTTGCTTGTACCGAAGATGCCGTTTATGTGATCCCTAAAGATCTTATAAAAGAAAACGCAGACGCACTCGGAAGAATTTTTTCAGATAAACACCTTCTAAAGTTTGGGCAGAATGTCAAATTTGATGTGGGTGCTATAAAAAAAGCCCTCGATATCGACACCGTTGGCATTGGTGGAGACTCTAGACTTTTTTCTAAACTGTTAGCGAACACCGAATCTGCAAGTCTAGCCGATATGAGCCACCTTGTAGGTATGGGAACACATAAAGACGAAGCGCATAACTATGTTAAAACTGAAATAAGCCGCTTGAAGTCCGAGGGAAAACCGCAGCCTGGGGCCTATGCTTACGCAGCAATTCCAGAGGATATTTTGTGGCGCTACAACGCGCTCGATGCCGTCGCAACTTTTCGCCTATGCCGTATGTTCAAAGGGGCTTTAAGACGTACCCCAGACCTGAAACGAGCCTGCCTAAATATAGTTCTACCAGCGAGCGGCGCTATCACACACGTAGAATTTTGGGGTATGCCTGTAGACAGGGCACAAATTGAGGCGCTGTCTACGTTCATAGAGTCTAAACAAACAGAGCTAGAAAAAGTGTTTAGTGCCGAATCTCTCAATCCAGATTCGCCTGTAAGCGTTGGGCACTATCTATTTGATGTGAAAGGTTACCCCGTAAAGGACAAGACACCCGGGGGCAAGCCTTCGGTAAGCGCGGCCGTCTTAAAATCCATGACAAATCTAGACCCCATGGTTGGCAACATTCTTGAATGGCGCAAACTAAGTAAAGTAAAAAGCACATACGCCGACGGGCTACTGCCCCACATTACAGATGAAGGGCGCGTTCACTCGGACCTACTCTTAGACGGGACTGCCAGCGGGAGACTTTCTTGTAGGGAACCTAATCTACAGAATATACCCAGAGCAGACACAGATCTTGGCCGCGCCATACGCCTAGCCTTCAGGCCGAAAAAGGGGCTTATGTTTCTACAGGCCGATTATTCACAGCTTGAACTTAGAGTGGCGGCTATGTTGTCTGGCGACCCAGAGATGGCTGAAATCTTTACTTCTGGCGTGGACTACCACCAGCGAACAGCGGAACTAGTTTCTAAATCAATGTGGGGAATAGAACCAAGTGAAGTGAAGAAGCTCCACCGGCAGGCGGCAAAAACTTTTAACTTTGGGCTTCTGTACGGGATGAGCAACACCGGTATTGCAAAGCAAATAGGCTGTAGTGTCGATGAAGCTGCCCACTTACGGATATCAATATTAGGAAAATTCCACGTCTTAGCAGATTGGATCTCTGAACAGGTTGAGACCGCGAAGTCCTTTGGGTATGCCTCAACATGGTGGGCTGGCGAAAAGGCGCGTAGACGTTGGTTGCCAGACCTGTTTTCTAGCGACAAAAAGGCTCAAAGTAGCGCTAGACGCGCCACATGGAATACGCCGGTCCAAGGGACAGCCTCGGATATATGCCTAAAGTCCCTTGTTGAAATAGTTAATTGGATTAGGGCAGACCACTTTCCGGCCAAGGTGGTCAGCACAGTGCACGATTCAATCATGCTGGAACTGGGCGAAGACTGTTTAGACGAGGGCGCGTGGCACATGAAAAAGATCATGACTCGATGGGAATCAAGGGGGATCCCCTTTGTAGTCGATATGGAAGTAGGCCCGTCCTGGGCAGAATTAGAAACCTATGAACCACCGGAGGACCGATGAAACAAGAAGACATAGCCCTAGCGCGTACAAGCGTGACCATAGATGAAGTTGCTCTAAACGAAGAGTATATTCGTCTGCCGTCTGACTTCGCTTATTTCTCTGAACTATACGCAAATAGTAAAAAGGCGTTTGCAGAGGCGAAACTAAACCGTGACATAACAAGATCGCGCTTGCGCATGATCGCACGAGAAACAATAGAAGTGTCCGGGAAGCGTGCCACCGAGTCTATGGTAGACGCGACAGTCGAGCTAGACCCCGTTTGGCTGGAAGTTAAGACTAAAGAAATAGAGTGCGAAGCGGAGGCCGCCTACCTTTATGGGGTTTTGGAATCTCTTCGCACAAAGCGAGATATGTTAATTTCGTTGGGTGCTCATACCCGCGCAGAAATGAAATCGTTTTAATAAGCCCAAAGGAGAATTTGTAATGTCTAAGAACTATGAACCGTGGACCGACGAGGCCGCTAGTAAAGAAGCTGATGGAGACCGCCAAGACGCGATTGAGATCATGAAGCTAAAAGAGGGCAAGAACACTATCCGTTTTTTGCCGCCGCAAGTAGGTGCGAAAGCCCCTTGGGTTATTGTGCAACAACACTATGTGCGCGAACCCAACGTGCCCGATGCGCAGCTAATTGTTTTCCCGTGTCCTAGCAAGATGTACAACTTGCCGTGCCCCGTTTGTATGGAAGCTAACCGTCTTAGCCGCACCGGTAACAAGATGGACCGGGAAGAGGCCTATAAGCTTTGGCCTAAAATGCGTGTTTTTGGTGAAGTCGTTAACGTGGATGACTCTGATGCTGGTGTACAGGTCTTCGCTTTTGGGAAAATGATCTATAACCAATTACGAAATATCCGTAATGATAGCGATAGTGGGGGCGACTTCACACACCCTGAAACGGGGTTTGATATCAATATTCACCGCGAGGGTTCCGGCCTAAGCACTAAGTACGATGTGCGTCCATCGAGGCACGAGACCCAGCTTAGTGATATGACATGGTTGGATCAGCGTACAGATCTAGACCGATTCACCGCAGCCGCGCCGAATCATGTACTAGAAAATGCTTCCGCAGCACTTGGTTTAAACACCCCAAACTATCCAGCACTAACGGCCGGAACGGTTATTGATGCTGAGACAGTGCCAAGCTGTTCGGCTCTCGATGACTTCAACAGAGGCTAAAAGTTTAGACAAAAATAAGCTACTTACTGGGACAGGTAATAATCGTTACCCTTTAGTAATAATTATTACCTGTCTCTTGTAGCCTATTTACACCCTATACGTCGGAGACTTTTCTAATGGCGACTAAGCAAGAGCGCTTACAAAAACTTGTTGATGCGGTGCACGAAAAGCTTGGTGATGGTTCGTCTTTTATAGTTGGAGCAAATACCGGGCACAAAGTGGAAGCGGCGTCTTCAGGGGTACTACCCTTAGATGTTGCTCTAGGCGTTGGTGGTTACCCGAAGGGTAGGATTGTTGAAATATACGGCCCTGAATCAAGTGGTAAAACAACCCTAGCTTTACACGCTATGGCTAGTGTTCAAGAAGCCGGTGGTATTGCGGGTTTTGTAGACGCAGAACACGCGCTAGACCCTTTCTATGCCGAGGCGTTAGGCGTTGACCTAGACGCCATGGCATTAACGCAGCCTGACTGTGGGGAAGATGCGCTAGAAGCGGCGTCCACCTATATAAGCGCGGGCGCACAGATAGTAGTTGTGGACTCAGTTGCAGCGCTTACACCCAGAGCAGAGATTGAGGGGGACATGGGGCAAAAGCACATGGGCCTGCAAGCTAGGCTTATGAGTCAAGCACTCCGTAAATTGGCCGCTGTGATATCGACCAACAACGCTATTTTGATATTTATCAACCAGATAAGGCACAAGATCGGGGTCTTTTATGGATCGCCAGAAACCACGACGGGCGGCAACTCCCTGAAGTTTTATGCTTCTGTACGTCTAGACATTCGGCGCATAAAAACTTTAAAGCACAAAGTCGATGGGATCGAGCAACCCTATGGGTCGCGCACTCGTGTGAAAGTCGTAAAAAACAAAGTGGCTCCCCCCTTCCAAACTTGTGAGTTTGAAATCTGGTACGGGCGGGGCGTTATAAAAAGTGCCGCAGTACTAGAGGCGGCGATTGATGCCGGAGTAGTTGTCCAGTCTGGGGCCTGGTTCTCATTCAATGGTGAGAAGTTGGGGCAAGGCAAAAGGCGATGCGTTGATGCTTTAGAAGAAGACCCAAAGAAACTAAGTGCTTTAGAAGCCGAAGTAATAGCCAAAGGAGTCTAAACCAATGATAACTTTTGAATCCGACGTAACGCCTTCGATGATAATCCGTGGCGATAATCTCAGCGCACTGGCTGCTTTTATGGAAAGTTCGTTTGAGCTTATTTATATTGACCCACCATTTAATACCGGAACAACGCGCAGACAAAAACGACTGCAAGTAACGCAAGACGAAACCGGTGACAGGACTGGTTTTGGTGGGCACCGATACAACAGCGAAGTTATAAGCGACTACCAATACACCGACACATTTGATGGTTTTCTTGAGTTTCTGGAACCACGTCTGGAGCAAGCCCATCGTGTATTAACAGACAATGGGTCGTTCTTCCTACATCTAGATTATCGAGAAGTTCACTACGTCAAGGTGATGCTGGACGACATTTTTGGACGCGATTCGTTTATGAATGAAATCATATGGGCCTATGATTATGGGGCTCGTAGTAAGAAACGGTGGCCCACCAAGCATGACACTATCCTGTGGTACGCGAAGGACCCGCAGAACTATACCTTCAATTACGACGTCATGGACCGCATTCCCTATATGGCACCAGGATTGGTGGGGAAGGAGAAGGCTGCTAAAGGCAAGACACCTACCGACGTTTGGTGGCACACAATTGTACCCACTAACGGCAAAGAACGCACAGGCTACCCTACGCAAAAACCAGCGGGTATTTTAGAGCGCATTATAAAGGTCCATTCTAATCAGGGGGACCGTTGTTTGGATTGCTTTAGTGGTAGCGGCACCCTAGGTGAGGTCGCTGCACGTAATGACCGCAGTTATGTTTTGATCGACAACAACAATGACGCCGTTCAAATACAGGTGGAACGGCTTTCTTTTGACAACCCCACCCTTTTGGAAATCTGTGAAAACGGGGAGTGGGGCTTGTTAGGGTCTGATAAGGAGCCAACCGATGATTAGTTTTATAGCCGACGTACACGTAGGAAACCATAAGAAGTGTGGCGGGGAGCTAGTGGGGCACATCAACACTAGGTGTCGAGAAGTTATAACTTCTTTTGGCACTGCTAGTGGCGTAGCGGCTGACGGCTCCCTAATTATTCTGGGCGATTTATTTGATAGGCATAACCCGCACCCAGCGATACTGAAGGCAACTGGCGATGCGCTTTACCCCAAAACGCCCACGTTTGTTCTTGCAGGAAATCACGACATTGCATCTTCGCATGAAGGGGATTCTGCTATCTCTGTTCTCGACTGGCTTCCACACGTTCACTGCGTAACAAGCCCTACCCTACTAACACATGAAAGTTTTAACGGTACTTCTGTACTAGCTGTGCCGTTCATTCCGGGCAATATGGCAGACAACGTGCGCGGTGTTCTAGAAGATGCAGACTTTCCAGAAGGAACTATCCTAGCTGCCCATTTTGGTATTAGTGACACCAACACCCCGGAGTGGCTTGTTAATACAGAGTCGTCTGTTTCTATCCATACGGTGCGTAGCTGGTGCGATAAATATAAGCTTGGCGGCGTGTTTGTGGGGGATTGGCATGATCGTAAGCAATGGGCTGGGCCTAATAAGCAACCGATTGTACAAGTCGGAGCCCTAGTCCCTACGGGATGGGACAACCTGGGACATAATTATGGGCATGTTACTACGTACAATGCGGGCGATATTAAAAGCGTGCAAGTACCTGGCCCACGCTACTTTAATATAGACACGCCCACCGAAGCGGAAGATGTCCTGAGAAAGCTCAATGCAAAAAACTTTGCACGCTTCAAAATAAAGTCTGAACTTTTGCCAGCGGATTATATCCAGGAGCTAGAAAAAGACGCTCGTATTCTAGATATCATCCACGATGTTTCGGTCTCTGCTTGCCGCGAATCGGCTAAGAATGCTGTAGAAGCGGTTAAAAGTGGCACTAATTCTATAGAAGAACTGGCGTCTACTTACATTGCTGGTATGGATATACCCGATGCCACAAAGGAAGCGGTTTTAGATACAACCCTTGCTTATTTGAAACGGGGAGATGCCTAGCATGAATATTCTGCACATAGAGGTCACGGGCTTTCACGGGTTGAATGGCTTCACACTAACATTCCCTAAGAAGGGTGCCGTGGTCATAACTGGGGCTAACGGCACCGGTAAAAGCACGATTATTGAAGCTATTTGCTGGGCTGTTTGGGGCAAAACACTTCGCGGAACTATCCCAGGTGGGGACGATGAAGTCGCTTGTGAGGTGGGACTCACAACTGATGAAGTTTACATTATTAGGCGGCGGGAAAATGGGCGCACCCAAATGGGTTGGAAATACAACCATGACGGCACCTTTGAAGATCCCGCAGAGTTTCCCACCATGAGCGCTGCGCAAGAGGCTTTAGAGTCAATCGTTGGGGACTTCGGCCTTTGGGTTCGTAGCAGGGTCTTTTCATCTTCTGATGCCGTGTACTTTTCTATGGCTTCGGACAAAGAACGAAAAAGGTTGCTCGAAGAGGTGTTAGGCGTAGATCGTTTCGACAGTGCTCACATGCTGTGTCGGACTGATTTGAATACCGGTAAAGGGAATCTTGTGAAATTAGAGCAGGGCAGTGAAATTTTACAAGAGCGCATTAAAAGCCTTAAAGATCGAATTTCTGATTACGAAAAATATGAGAAGAATCTAGGGCCTACAGACGACTTAAAAGTCCTTGAAGACAAACTGTCTAAACTTGAGGAACAATATAAACAGGCACAAAGTGAGGTTTCTGAAGTTAGCGCTGAAGTAAGAAGCTGTCGTAAAGACGTAATAACTATTGAATCAAAACTTAGCTTTGAAGCAGAGAAGGTTGAAAATATTAAAGATGCTAAGTGTCCTACATGCTTCCAAGACATACGCGCAGAATACCGGGACAACGTTCGCGCTGTGATAGATGAAACTACAGCGGCCCTAACCGCAGAGCATAAAACTAAGAGGGCTTCCCTATCTGCGTTAACTGTCAACCTAGAAGAACTGACCGGAGATTGCGATTTGCTATCCGAGGCGTCTTATCACCTAGACACCAAAATGCGTTCTGTAATCCAGAGTACAACCTTTGCCAAAGAAGCTGAGAGTAGTAAGAAGCAGCTTCTTGCTTCTAAAGCCGCCCACGAAGAAGAGGCGGTGTCGCTTGGCGATGAAAAGTCTGAACTACAGGACAAGGTTGATGTCTTAGGCCACGTTGCCACAGTTCTGAACACAAGAGGTGTCCGTGCCCAAGTGGTTACAAACGCACTAAACGGGCTCCAAGCATCGGCTAATTCGTGGCTATCGCGCTTATGTACGGACCTTAGCATAGAATTAAGCGGCGAAACTGTGCAAGCCAGCGGGAAGGTCGTGGACACAATAAGCCTCCACATCCACGGTGGCGGGGGCGGTAATGGGTATAAAGCGCTATCCAGCGGCCAACGTAGGCGGGTGGACGTAGCGCTAATGTTGGGGTTGGGGGCTATAGCTGAAGCCGCTTCCGGCTACTCGGGAGCCATGATGTTTGATGAGGTGTTTGACGCACTAGATTCGGACGGCGTGGCTGCTATCGTCGATGTTCTGTCTGAGATAAGCACAGACAGATTGGTATTTGTTGTTACGCATAACGATGAGCTTGCTAATGCGATACCGGCTGTTTTAAACATAACTACGCCGTTCTAAACGTTAGGACATTGGATTAAAAATGAACTTGATTATAGCGCTGGCCGTCATCTTCCATATTGGAATCACAGATCTTGCGTTCGCAAAAAACCAGGACACGCCCTCTTTAAGAGCAGAGGTACACTGTGCTCTTGCCCTGTCTACGCTATTTCATAACGTGGGGTCTAAAAGTTACAGAAATAAACTAGCTAAAAACCTTCCGCCGCGCATGAAGACGTGCGTCACCTTGGCTAGTAAGGCCGAAGACTACGGACTCTCTATCCCAGAGGTCGTCGCCATTGGTTATTACGAAAGCAAATTCTCTATGACTGCTGTGTCATCTGCTGGGGCCATAGGGCCACTACAAATTTTGCCTAGGTACTTCTGCCCCAAACGGCGTGCACGTGGCTGCGATGTCATAGCTGCGGGTCTAAAGGCAGTAAAAAAGTTTAAAAATGCCTACGGCGACAGTTACCAGTGTCATTACAATGCTGGGCGCGTGTGTAATAAAAGGTCAAAGGGTTACGCTAGAAGAGTAAGAAGCATGAAACGCCTGCTTGAAATGTATGACAACCAGATCTTTAACAGGCTGCCTTTAAATGAAATGGAAACCGAGGGCTCGGACTCCATTCACAGAAAAAGATAAAAAACTTTCAGAAATCCTGTCAGATATTGCGGGCCACCCACGTCTTACGCGCGAGAAAGCTGCAAATAGTCATAACTTTTAGTAGTAGTAGCTATTTAAAGTACCCAACAACTTGTGGGTTTGGAAGAACACACCACAACTTATAGGGGTCATTTTTTTGTACGCTTATTTCGCTTCTTCTTTTGTGAGGAAACACTTAACATATTCCGGTGTGAAATTTTCATTGTTGGGCGCGCTTGCGCCTCTTTCCCAACTGTTTTTGCCTTCTTCTTTCTTTTTCCCATATGCCTCTCGCTCTAAAGCTAACCAAATCTGTTGTAGGGCTTCAAATGTTGGGGACCAGCACAAGTTTTCTAGGCTAATAGCGGCCATGATTATAATTCCAATGACCTCGCCCTTTGAATTGAATACCGGGGCACCGCTGCTGCCACCTCTTGTGGGTATTGTGTAAATAGTTAGTTCATCAAAAGAGCCTGTCCATGGGGAAGGTTTTGCGACCTTATAAGCGCTGCCAGAGTAGAAGCCCTCGAATTTCGGTAACATCTCGGACGAGTACAACCCAAGCGGGGCCGCAAGTGCATAAACACGCTCCCCATATTTTGGTGCCTCGGTTGCAAATTTAACAGGGGTTATGTGCACACCGTCGATCCTCAACACACACGCGTCAATTCCCGTGTATACCGCAAGCACCTTTGCAGGGTATTTCCCCCCGCCTGGGGTTGCCGCTGTCATACTAGATTCAGTAGACATCCTAAAGCCGCCTGTGTACTTAGGGACCGGACGCTTACAAAGGTGCCCAGCCGTCATAATTAGCGATCCGGTTTTATCTGTTGCTATGGAAAACCCTGACCCAACAAATTTAACCCTACTTGCCGGTATACATTGGTCTTTGTGGCAAAGGTTTTCTGAATATGTGTGCGTCAAGAAAACGAATGAGGCCCTGGGCAGTTTAGGCTGTGTAACTGCTGTAGACCCACCGGTTGTGCCCGCACAAGAAAGCGCTATCACTACTAAGAACGCCAAAAATAATCTTACTATTTGACCACCCACAATCGCCTCTCTTCGTCATCAATAGAAACCAAGTCGTCGTTAATCTTTGCGCTTGAATGCCACCGTATTTCCCGGATTTTCCCCTCGTACACATCGTCAAGTCGAACACGAAGGTTCGGTATGATTTCTAAGATGGTTCCGGTAGTGCCTTGGGCAACGACTATTTGGATAGTCTTATCTTTAGTTGGGCAAGTGACCTCAATAGGCCTTTTAACCTCTACCCTTGTCCCCCTGCCAAGTGCCCTATTCACGCCTCTTCTAAAGCTCCACTGCCCGTCTGCCATTTTCGGTCACCAATATCTTCGGCCGTTGGCGCAAATACCGCCGCTGTTGCAAAACACACCAGCACAAATATCAGCGAACCGGCCAACTGCCTGACTGTTGATTTAGCCCATTTTCGCACGCACATACCCCGCCCCTGCTGCACAAAATATCCCGCTAATAAGCGCAACAAAAACCCCTGTTGACTCGCCGTTTGCAAGGCTGAAAAGCAAAAGCCCACAATTTAGGCCAATGCCTGTAAGTAAAATGTCCCGAAGTAGGCTCATGGGGCACCTCCGCAGGCGGTTTCATCCAAAATGTCCATCAATGCACCAAACATTTTTGTTGGGTCTGTGCTCAGTTCGTTCCAAGAGCCGCCAACAGAAACCGATTCCCAGCCGACTTTGTTGCCCAGCCAGTCGGTTACGTCTTTTGTGAACCCGGTACTAAAAGTATAAACAGATAGGTCGTCCGCATGGCTTAGAACGTCTACTAGGTTCTGCTGGGACAACATAGGCTTGAGATAGCTCTGACCCATTTCGTCCGAGAACACGATAATCACGTGGTGAGCGTTTTCCCGCCAATTAATCTTGAAACCTTGGATGCTAGGAACTGACGGGTTGGCTCCCGGCCCCCACGCAAGATCTGATATTTGGTGCGGTAGCGTTTGAGGATCTACAAGGTTGTGCGCTGCTAAATAGAGGGCGTCATATAACATCTCATTGGCCCCGCCAAGATACGACGTAGCCATTGCGGAAAGCGCGGGTACAAAGGTAGAGAACTCAGTAAGATTTTGGTTGAGATATAGCTTCTCAGACAACCCAGAACCAACTGCCGTAGGTCCGGTAACCAGCCCCCAATGAATTGCGGTGGAGCCGGAGTAGCTTGCCGCAAATGTGGTCATTGCTTGCGCCACTGCCCCAATTTCTTCGTACATGGACCCTGAAGCGTCAATGATGAAAAGGATGTCTGTATCCTCTAGCTCTTTTTCAACCTGACCATTGCAATCATTGTCTGCCCCGCCGCAGAGATCTTCGGACATGGGCGTTACTTCACCAACGCAGAGGCCTTCCACAAATGTCTCTGGGGTATTAGAAGTTTTAACTTTACCGCCCCACTTGCCCGCGAGACACGTCATCTCGCCGGGGATGCACTCGCCAACGCCCTCTGTTGCTGGAGGCCCGGTGTAACATCCCTTGACAAGATCTTCGTCTATCAAGGTGTCGCAATCGTCGTCGTGGTTATTGCAGACCTCTGGGTATGGAACTCCAAGAGTGTCGTCACACGTCTGGCCGGGTATCGGGAAGAAATGGCAGGGGGCGTGGCACTCCGTCATCGCGGTCTCTGCACAACCCACGTCCACACATGCGCATTGTTTGTAGCCTTGGCCGCATACGAGCGGCGGCTCAAGGCAGGGGAATATTGCCCCAACATCTTCCGGGGGGCAGCCGCAGCTAATCCCGTCGTCTATATAACCATTGCAGTCGTCATCCAACCCATTACACACCTCGTCTTGAGGCTCTTGCGCGGAGCACAGGGTCCACATACCGGAAACACACGTTTTATAGCCATCGCCACAGGCCGTACTACAGCCATCTAGCAAATCCTCATCAATCAGCCCATCGCAGTCATTGTCAAAACTATCGCAATCTTCGCTCGGAACATCGCCGCATAGATTACAAATGTTTGTTTGACCCTCATCAGTAAGACCGTCGCAGTCGTCATCAACGTAGTTGCAGACCTCTTCCGTGGGCTCGGGCGCGGAACACAGCGTTACCTTGCCATTTATGCAGGCACCCTCACCATCGCCGCAATCAGTGGAGCATGGGTACAAACCCTCATCTGTTGTCCCATCGCAATCGTTGTCTATGCTGTCACAAATCTCATCTGTACAAGGGTCACATGGGCTGTATGAAAAGAAGCCTTTGTCACAGTATTTAGTTTGAACTCCTAAAAGCCCATCAACCTCGCACACAATTTCACCGAGATTGGTCGGCCCCGTAGGGTCGCATTCAAAGATTTCTTCGCAGTCACCCATAGTTACGATAGACCACTGACACTCGGAGGCTGTGCACGGGTCGCCGTTTTCGTCGCATATATCTACTGTAACCACTTTGCGCCACACAGCAGATAGGGGCGGGCAGTACCAATATTGGTCTTGGTAACAACGCTTTTCGTATTCGTAGGTATCCCCGGTATGGGGGTCGTAAGTATCGGCGTCTACAAAGCTAAGGGTATCCACCGCGTCCAGTTCATTGGGCGAAAACCCATCGCCGCTGCTCTTGCTACAACTGCTTGCCAGTACTAAAACTAAGGTTGTTGTGACTAACCTGGCTCGCAAAGTATCTCCGAGTGCCACACACTTGCGCGACTGCCCAACCCGGAGCTAACACAACTACAGCTAGTGGTCGTCTGGGAAAAGCAATGCCCTGTGGTCGGGGTTCTTCGAGTTTATAATTAGAAGGGCTTCGTCCATAATCGCCTGCATGTTTTTAGGGGTGCCTTCTTTACACCAGACCCTGATTACACCGGGGTCTTCGCCAACCAACATAGCGGTTATAGTGATGCCTATTTTACGGACGGCTCTTAACGTTGGGTTTTTTGCTGTAGATTTCCAACTAGCGCCTAAAAATTCGTACTTCTTTAGTGTGCCGTGGCGACGATGTTTATCGTAGCAACGTGTACAAAGGCCGCGACTGGCATAACTCGCCTCCACCGGAGTCGAGGTGCAATTAAGACAAGAGTCTAAACCTTGTGGCCATTTATGTAAGCGCAAAACCATGCCGAGATCACTATATTAGGTGTTTTATACACCACGCAAGTTCTTTGAATCACTACAAAAGTAGCGTTTTTATAGATTATTTATAAATAACCATTTGACAGTTACAGCATGTAGTCTTATTGTGTGAGTATGTGCCGCGTTAACTAGCGGATAGTCGGGTATTGCCATGGCCCGATGAATTAACTGGTTTAGTTGCCAGAAAACTCCGGCACCGGACCTCGGAAAGGCATTAGCCATGGGGTCGGCCGTGTAGGGTCGTTAGTGGGTTAGGGCGGAGGTAAATGCGTCAGACTGCGGTTGATCGGCATGTTGTAAAGGCGATGCCCCTATGGGGTCATGGAAACTTCCCCACACTGCACATATTTACCGATGGAACGAGGGACCATATGAAAGCTGACTTTTATAATTACTATGAAGCCATATTAGCGGCTCGCGGGAATCCAGAAGGCGATGAAGCTTTCGGAACTGTCCCACATGATGGGACCTCACTGGGCGACATTGTATCCATATTAGCCGTCCGCCCGGGCTTTGGAAAACCGGGTTTTGAGGGCTTGGTGTATGTAAACGGCGTACACGACTCAAAAGAAAAGGGCCGCTTTCTAATACAAATAACGGTTTCAGAAGCTACGTGCACAAATTTCAGAATTTGGTACGAGAAAGATTTTGGAAGAGATCCTGCAACAGGCGAACTACTTGAACCAACGAACGACCCCGAAGTCCTACCTGTACAGCAAATCCTTTTAACGTCCCTGCTTATGTACAGGCACTATCGCCAAGAATGCTTTGTTATAGATAGCTTTATGGAAAAGGCGCTTTCAGAAACGCCCATATCAAACGTCCCAGAAAAATACTTTAGACTGCCATACAGGGCTTTTTATGTGGCACTTCCAGACACACAAAGTATCGCGGCCGACGAGCATCTTTTATATGGGCACGGAGATACGGGAAGAAATTCAGCAATCGGAGCGCTACCGACTACCGACCCAGAAAAGCGCTTAGGCACTGGTATTTTCCAGCCCGAAGATACTGGATATCATAAGCTTGGTGGGTTTTTTGTCACAGAACACGGCGACTTCCTGTCCTTACTCATTGTTGGTAGGCCGAACGAAAAGTCCGTTAATGAATCTGACGTTCCTACAACACAGCTAACCCTGTGCCTTAAACATATAAAATGGGGAACCCCTAATGCTATTACTGACTATGTTGAATGGGTTTTGAGTAGTCACGATAATCAGGCGAACGACGCTGGTATCCCTTACGCGCCTACATCCTCGTACCAGTATGCTCGTATGAAAGCCTCCTTACACCACTGCGTTAAGCTCCTGGTAAACTTGATTCTTTATGCTAATAGCACTAACCCAGATTTCACGCGGTCTAACGCCACAAACAGCAAGCATGTACGAAGCCTCAAAAAGAAGCTCAGAAAGTCTAAACTCTCTCGGGCCAAACGCTTAGGGCCTAAAATTTTAAAGGCCACGAAGTGCTCTATTATTATGGTCGGAAACTCATACGAAGCACGCGCCACCCGCAATACTATGACAACCGGTAAAGCGGTTAGTGGTCATTTTAGAAAAGCGCACTGGCACACATACCATGTAGGCCCCCGCCTATACGAAGACGGTACAAAGATTCCGCTGCATTTGCAGGACTCTAAATTACTATGGGTCGATATGACCGAAATTAATCCCGATAGCGACGACCAAATAGAAAAGCGTACCTATGTCGTATCGGCCGCTGCTGATATGTTGGATGACGCGGAAAGTATGGAGTAGCAAAAATGTGTAGTACAAGGTACAACTTTCAGATGGACCCAGGCTTTAAAGATGATTGGCTCGCTTTTATGTCCAAAATAGTGGTGCGCCTTGATAAGGGCGAGGCTGAATATGAGGGGCGCTCCTTCTCTAAAAGTCCAGACGTACTACTAGATGAAATTGAAGAAGAACTTTTAGACGTTGCCGGTTGGTCGTTCATTATGTGGAAACGCATTAAAGAAATACGGGCTGCGCTAGAGCATCTGCCAAAAGACGCCGAAGCCTCGCCTACTATTACAGACCGCGTAGTCAACGCACTAGAAACTGTGGCAACTGCTGTTAAAGACAAAATAAGCCCTTTCGACTACACGATCCCATATCAACCAAAGGATGACGCTGGTGATGAATAGTATCTTAGTCATAGTCGCTGCGGCTTTTATCATTGTGTGCTGCGCTGCGCCGCCAGAGGCCGCTAACCAGCGAGAATGGCGGGACAACTTTATAGACTCTAGTTGTGAACGCTGCCCTCAATGCTGTGTCTTCGTCCCTGTTAATGAGAACAATCTATACGGCCCCTGGAAAGAAGTCTTTGAACCACCGTGCAAAGAGGATGGCAAATGCTAAAGAAGGAAACTATAGCGGTGCTTATAGCGCTTATAACTGGTATAGCTGGCGTCACTACGGCATTTATAAACCGAATGAGCCCCGCCGAGCCCGTCGCAGAAGCTACCTATGAAGTCACTAAGCAGAATTTTGATACCCTGGTTGACGACTTAGACGCTATGGAAACACACCTAGATGATATTGAGCGCAAAATACTTAGGCAGTGCCTACGTCGAATTAAAACATCAAAGGTCACTGCACCTACTAGCGGTGATGATGACCCACTAAAGATTAAGCGCCCACGACGACTGCGTAAAAAAATGCCGCCGTTTGACCGCGCACAGCAACAACGCCCATGACATCGCCCTGGAACGCCGAACAACTTTACTCATCCAATAGCAATGAATGGTACACGCCTTCATATATATTTGATCCGTTAGACGATGAGTTTGAATTTGAGCTAGATGCCTGTGCTACAGAAGACTCTGCAAAGTGTGACGCGTACTTTACTAAGAAGGATAATGCACTTCTTAAAGACTGGTCAGCCGCTGCAAACATTGTGTGGGTAAACCCCCCATACGGGCGCGGCATTGGTAAGTGGATTGAAAAGGCCTACAAGGAATCCCTTAAAGGTTGTACCGTAATAGTTCTAACTTATGTAAGGTCGGATACGAAATGGTGGCACGATTGGGCACTAAAGGCCTCAGAAATAAGAATGATTAAAGGTAGAATCCATTTCATGCGCGGAGATTTGAAAACAACCAACGCCTCACCAGCGCCTTCTTGCGTACTGGTGTTTAGCGAAGACAAAAGACGGCCCGTAATTAAAGCGTGGTCACCGGAAAAGGAGTAATGTTATGGCCGCTAAAAGCGATTTAGTAGATGTTAATGGAAATCCAGTGGGACAGGCTGCTCACGAACAACCTAGTTACTTAGAGCAGGCACTACTAGAGGATGCTGTGCCCGCTTCTCCTGGCGAAAGCGCCGCTTCTAGTGACGCGCCGCCAACACTAGACGTAAATTCTGCGGAGTCTTTCCTATTGTTTCGAGAAAATGGTGAGTATGTCCTGCATCTTGGGCCGGATAACCACGCTGACCTTAACCTGGGTGGATTTCTTGTATCCTTCTGTGTCTGGGCTATGAACAGACGTGAATGGGTGGAAGAGTTTCAGGGGTTCCTAAAAAAGCTGTCCGAAGATCCCCAAGTTATGGACATTGCCGTCGCAAAAGCCTCCAATGAAGCTGAAGCCGAAGCCGAAGCGTCGGACGATGCGAAGTCCTAACTTTTCTGGGGGTTGGATGGAAAAACCTTGTCAACAAGAGCCGTTGTCAAACCCGCTTATTTCTATTGATGATGCAATCAGCGCGATGTTTAGTCCCCTTGGCATGCAAATGCTACTAGAGAAATATGGTGACGACACGCCAGCAATAGAAATTCAAGACGCATATACCCGGGCGGAAACCTGGCTTTGCGGCGGTTTCGCCATAGCTCCGACATCCGAATGGGTGCAATAATGATCGCTATATTAATGCTTATTATCGCAGCAAAAATGTATGCCCGGGGCATGAACATCCAGGACGAAGATGCACGGCATATAGTACTAACGAGAGCGGAATCTATAGATGTTCTAGGTAATAAGTTACTAAAGACGGCTGGGTACCTAACTGGGATTGTGTGGTGCCTTTACGCCATTTCATTAGTCGTTTCCGCCCTTGGATACCCCGAAGTTACTGCGGCGTTAAAAACGTGGTTTATCATAACCGCCGCTGCCATCATTGTGGCCTAAGTACTCCAAAAAATTACCGTATCGTTAGATGATAGCGCCAACTGCGCTAGGAGCGTCTATGCCGTCATCTAAAGATGTAGAGTTACTAGACAAGATAACACCCCTAATACAGACGGGTGTTCCGATAACACAAATCGCTAAGAAGCTTGGTACGAATAGAACCCGTATTTATAGGGTTCTTAAACGTAACAAAGTCGATCTTGGGGATATAAAACCGGCCGCCGTTCCAGATAGTATTGCAATAGAGCGCGACGGCGAAAGCCTTGTACTAAATGCTAAAGGCAGAGTTAAAACTCTCTATGGCCTTCTAAAAGAAGCTCAAATAGACACTAACGAATGGCGGGTGTCTAAATGGACGGCAAACAAATGGGACGCCATGACTAAGGGCGGCGATACCGTCGCCATGTGGCAAGTCAAAGCCTACTTAGAGCGTATCCCAGACTTTGCCCGGTTTGTCCTAGAGCCAGTCAAAAACATCAGCCGACGCCCCGGCAGGGGAAATGCTCAAGGGCTGCTACGTGCGCTTATAATCCCAGATTCACAGAACGGGTACCGCATAGAAAGGAAAACAAACGAGCACAAGCCCCTGCATGACCGCCTCGCTTGGGACATAGCCATACAAGCCGCGCAAACGCTTCAGCCAGAAATCATAGTTTTATTGGGGGACATGCTGGATTTAGCCCCCTTTGGTACTTACCTAACAGAACCCAACCTTGCCTTTACCACTATGCCGACACTTCTAGAACTGCATTGGTGGTGCGCGCAACTTCGGTTGGCCGCCCCAACAGCTAAAATATATTACCTAGAGGGCAACCACGAAAAGCGCTTACAGAAACAGCTAATTGGGCAACTATCAGAAGCTGTAGATCTAAGGCCCGTGAATGACCCAGGTGGACCGGCTGCGCTCTCTGTTAAAAGGTTATTAGCTCTAGATAGTTTAGACATTGAGTACTTAGAGGGGTACCCGGCGGCGGAGCTTTGGCTTTGGGACAAGGTTAGGGTTTACCATGGCGATAGGGTTAGGTCTGGGAGTGGTGCTACTACAGCCAGCCTTATAAAGGAAGCCAACTCATCTGTCGTGTTCGGCCATATTCACCGACTTGAGCTTTGCTCAAAAACCATCACAAAGGCCGATGGGCAAGAAACATTGTTCGCAATGTCTCCTGGATGCCTCTGTAGACTAGATGGGGTTATTCCTGGGTCCACGCACCGCAGCAATTGGCAGCAAGGGCTTGGCATAATTAATCTACTACCGGCAACTGCCTCAAGAAAACCCACCGCTTTGTGCGAAGTGATACCAATTAAAGATGGGCGCTGTGTAATTGGTGGGGCAGTTTATCGTGGTGATAGCCGTATTGCAGAGATACGAAAAGGCACCGGATACGAGTGGTTTTAATGTCTGATATATTCAAGGCTCTAATGGACAACGAGTACAAGCGTGCCCGGGCGCTATTACTGCGAGTACAAGGTCTTTGCGACCGTCGCAACAAAGAGAATCCGCGTTTTATCCTTATGAAAATAGAAGATGAGGTCACCGCGTTTCTGGCCTCCACTAGAAAATAATTTCTAAAGGTTAGAACTTTTTAAACCATTGTTTTTAAATGCTCAAAAATGAGCATTTTGAACGTTTATTATTTGGTAATTATTACAATGAGTTACAAGAGCGATTTTAGGGCCGCGCGAAGTCGCGCGCAAAATAGCGCCGATTCGCGTGGTCACACCAAGCCAATTTTAAACAGTTCAAACTAATGCCTGCCCCAAAAAAACCATTAAAAGAGTCCGACCTTACTGACAGAAAGGTTAGGGATTTACTTAGGAAAGCTTCGCGCCTAGAACTGAATATTTACGATGATCGGACACACATTATAAAGCTTTTGTGTAGGGCTTTATTACGGGCGCGGGGTAAAGACCCCTATAGACAGGGCTAGTCAGTAATCGTTGCTTGCGCACCGCTCTGAGTCGCTTGTACGAGCCATGACTCGTTGGCCCCGCCTGCTACCGCCGTAAACTTAGCGGAAGATCCGCCCTCGACATCTTCGGGCCATATGAATTTATCGCCGTCAATATCGCTAATGGTTACGGGTGCGCCTGAACTTCGATCAATTAAGGTCAATTGTCCCATAAGATCGTCATTGCCGTCAGCACCAGCACACTCAATCGAAACGTATTTGCCGGTTTGAACGGTATCGCCTTCCGCGAGAACAAACTCAAAGAAAACACCCTCAAGGCCTGCCGTAATAGCGGGTAGTGTAATCGCAATCCAGTTTGACCCCGGAGCGCAAACCACCATTGAACCTGAATCCGCTGCTGTTAGCGTTACTGACGCGTTGCCGCCTCCCGCATCAATTGTCAAAACGCGTCTACGGAATCCAAGCCCCCCGGCTGTTGCCGATGAATTTGCAGGCGGGCCGGTCACATCATGTACACGCCCACATTCAACGCTGTTGCTTTTGAAGATAATGTCTTCTGCGGATTGAATCTGAAGCGAACCAGCTACGTTGTTAATCGTTCCGTCGCCCGCACCCGCGCCCGAATCTCCGGTATGTGCAATGCGGAAATAAGAGTTCCCAGCATTATCACCAATCCCAAAAGCTGTATCCAACACTTTACCGGACGCATGCGTTACGTTGTACCCAGTGAATTGAGGTGGCGATCCGTTACTGTCTAGACCATCAATTCCAACATCAAACCCGATATAGTTAGAGCCTGCGTTGTCTGAGCCATCGCACGTCATTGCCGCCTGAAAACCAAACATGACCGCGCCAGCACCGGCCGCGTGTGCTCCAGACGAGTTATCCATAGTAGCTTTGAAACCCGAACACGCGGTTGTCGCGTGCCCCCGTCGAATCTGGGCATCAAAGCAAGCACCAATTTGCTCTTTCGGGTTTGCCCCGCTGCCAATCCGAATACCACCAGCACCTGAGTCGTCTTCGTCAGCGCCTGTAAAATTGAACTGTAGAGCGTGGGTGCCATCCGTGCTCCAACTGAGACCCACATCGCCGTTGTTCTGCCCACTTGTCGTTGCGGAACCGAACAGAATACTTTGTTGGTCGCCCAACTCGATGTTACCGGCAAACGTGGCTGTCGGGCCGGTTTGGCCTGCACTAACAGCAGCAGCGCTTTGCGCGGTTAGGGTCAAAGCCGTTGTGAGCCCGTTGACACTTGTTCCAGTACTTGTGGCCGCATTAGCAACATAAAAAATCAAATTCCCACTAACGCCAGTACCTGTACCCGCACCCGCCGCAATGGATAGTGTTTTACCGGCCGTGTCTGTGCCCGAAACACCCACAACTTTCATAATTTGGTTTTGTGCGGCACCAAACTCAAGGACGGTACCACTAGGACAAGGAATGGACAGTTTAGCGCCCGGGGTGCTGGTGCCAATTCCGACGTTACCGGAACTATCAATGACAAGCCGCTTGTTATCGCCCGTGTCGTCGCGAATAATAAAATTGTCTTCGCCTTCGACGCCTACGGTCCACTCGACGTTAGCCGCGTCCGAGCCTTCGAGCTTAATAAAAGCGTTACTGCCTTTAAGATGGAGCGCTTGAACAGGGCTAGTAGTCCCTACCCCGATTTTACCCGTACCAGTGGAGTCCAGCTTAATAGTAGACGTACTTGCTTGGTCCGCAGTGACCGAATGAGGGTTATTTGTCGCATTAGCATGGGCAGAAATGTCAACACCGTCAATGGTGCGGCCAACACCGAGTTCGCCAGTGCCGATAATTCGAGAAATTAATTGGCCGTCTTTAAAAGTACTCATCTAGCGTCTCCTACGGCTGGTAATAACAAGCCTGACATCCCCAGACGTGTGATTAGAATGCGGGGCTACCGTAACTACAATGGTTTTTGCGAACAAAGCGTCAAAAAGTACCGTGTCTTCTGTGCCCATATTTATAGCTTGTTCTGTAAGAACAGTGCTTGTGCCATGATCGGGGCGAGTTTCGACTTTCCAAAGGCCAGCTTCATCAGCACCCGGGCCGTCGATGCCTGCTACTTGAACTTGGTGTTCAGAAAAAGACCCGGTAGGGTCGTAACCTAAATTTTGAGCGGTAATAGTCCAAACGTTCGATGAGGACTGGTGCCCTACAGCGTATGTGTTTTGTTTAAAGCGTTCTAGCATAATTCCCCTCGGCGCATCCAGATTACTGTACCAACACCTTTTAGTCTATACTTCTAGCATCAAATATATTTATACCACGCAAACCTAGGGCGGTGCTCTAGATATTGTCTATTTCCTTCATTTGAATAGGCTTCCCTTTCAAAAGGATTTTGCAAATATGCTTGGTAAACATTCCTGTAGTCGTACAGTCTTTTTAGATAGAAAAGAC